CCGGGCGTGAGCCTCACGCAGGCAATCAGCGAATACGGCATGTACCTCCATAGCATGCAGGTGCACCTTGGCCGAAAACAGCCAGCCAAGGCCCAAGGACCTAACGGACTGTTCCCCCTCTACACCCACCCGCCCCGCGCCCAAGGGGATGAACCAACTGGTAAGGATCGCTTACAGGTTGGCGACGCTGAACCAACTGTCTGGAATGACCGGATAGTTACCGATGCTGACCTGACGTATGCCGCCATCCAGCGTGCGGCCGGCGAGCTGCCCGAAGGCTACGAAATTCAGATAGGCATCGAGAAGGACGCCGGCTGGGTGGAGCTCATTGGGCCTGACGGCGAGATCGAGTACCCGACCAATCGCGAGAGCATTGCTGACCAGGTCAACGACGCCATCGACGCCGCCCTATCCGCCCAGCGCGGGGAGGCTGATCATGGTTGAGCACATTCACGCCAACGAACCTGTGTGCCCCTACTGCGGCGCCCGTGAGCGCGACGCATGGGAAATCAATTTCGGACCAGGCATCGATGGCGATACGACGCATACCTGCGGGAGCTGTGGCGAGGACTACCTGCTCGAGCGAATTGTCGATGTGAGCTATTCGAGCCACCCCATCGCCAAAGCCACGGAGGCCGCCAATGCCGATCAAGCCTGAGAACCGCGATCGCTATCCGGCCAACTGGGCGACCGAGGTCCGCCCGGCAGTGCTCGCCCGAGCCCACAACAGCTGCGAGAAGTGCAAGGCACCCAATGGCGAGGTCATCTGTCGCGAGATGGACGGGTCAACCTATATGCTCATGAACGGCATGGTGTTCGATGCCGAGACTGGCGATGCGCTCGGCTGGGCCCGTGGCAGCGAGTACCCGGCTGGTCGGTTCATCACGGTGGTGTTGACAGTCGCCCACCTCGACCACCAGCCCGAGAACTGCGACATGGACAACCTGCGCGCGTGGTGCCAGCGGTGTCACCTGCGCTACGACCAGGCGCACCACGCGGAAAGTAGGCGCGCCACCGTAGCGTCAAAAAAGGCCTGCGGCGATTTGTTCAAACCGACGGAGGCCGCCAATGGGTGAGCCTCGCCACTACTACAACGAGATCGAACCCTACGCCGTGGCGTGGCTTCGCAACCTCATGGCCGAGGGACTGATCCCCTCCGGCGACATCGACACCAGGAGCATCGAGGATGTCCGACCCAGCGACCTCGCCGGATACGTGCAGTGTCATTTCTTTGCCGGAATCGCTGGGTGGCCCCTCGCCTTGGCCCTTGCCGGATGGCCGAGTAGTCGACCCGTGTGGACTGGCAGCTGCCCTTGTCAGCCTTTCTCATCGGCAGGTAAAGGCGCTGGGTTTGCAGACGAGCGGCATCTCTGGCCAGCCTTCCACCACCTTATCGCCCAGCAGCGCCCTGCAGTCGTCTTTGGAGAGCAGGTTGCGAGCAAGGACGCTGATCCTTGGATCGACCTTATACACGCTGACATGGAAGGCCTGGGTAACGCCTTCGGGTGTGTCCCGTTCCCGTCTGCGGGCGTCGGTTCGCCGCACATCCGAGAACGCCACCTATGGGTGGCCGACTCCAGCGGCACGGGACTGGAAAGCGGGCGCGGACACGCGGCAAGCGCGGCAAGCGCGGCAAGCGGGCGGAATGCTAATGCAGGAGGCCGCTCGCTTGATGGGTTGGGTCACACCAACGACTGCCGTGGTCGATCACAAGACGCGGCCCCCGATTGTGGGGAATCGAAAGCCGACCGATCCACAAATATCGCTGGCAGATCAAGCGTTCCACCTGGCCAGCTGGCACACCCCAACCTCGATCGACAGCCGTCGCGGCGACTACCAGTACGACCAAGGGGACAGGTCGAAACCGCGGCCCTCAAATCAGGGTATGGCTCGCATGGTGGGGCCGATCCGCTTAACGGCTTCTGGGCAGATGCTGACTGGCTTGGATGCACAGATGGAAAGTGGCGGCCAGTTGAACCCGGCACATTCCCGCTGGCTAATGGGATACCCGGCCGCGTGGGACGCCTGCGCGCCTACGGCAATGCCATCAACCCGTGGCAAGCGGCGGAGTTCATCGCCGCCTACGCCGAAGCCCGAGGCATCGCCCTAACCCCGCACAGCGTCAGGGAGGCTGCGTGAAGTCAGTCGTCCCTTTCTTCGAACTTCCTTTCCACATCGTGGCGAACCGTTTCATGCGGATTGGATCGGTCACCCACGGGCGGTCGATTCACCACGCCAGACCGGGTAATGATCTGGCCATTCTCGTCCCTGCCCAGCGCCGTCCACGAAATGCGATCACCGCCAGCATCGTTGAAGTCCACTTCGTAGCTGATGCCATTGTTCGTCCGACCAAAGAGCGTACCCATGCGTGACACTCCCATCCTGATGAATGGCCCCATGTTCGAACGGCATGCGGCGTCGCGCAAGGAGGACTGCCATGCGTAGCCCGAAGCCCTGGGAAATCGGTGAGGGCGGTGTCGGAGCTGACTGCCCGCACAAGAAGGTCCGGACCCTCAAGAATCGACAGCAGTCGTGGAGCTGCACCTGCGGCGGATGCGCCGTCTGCGGCTTTCCCCTCCACTCAGCGGTCCATATGCACGCTGCGGGTGGCAAGCCCGGCGATGCACCCTATGACCACCGCTTCGAGCCAAAGGAGCGGCGCAATGGGTGATGCCGTGACATCGCCTGCCCTGCGCTACCACGGCGCAAAGTTCCGGCTGGCCAGCTGGGTGATGCAGTTCTTCCCGGAGCACCGGACCTATGTGGAGCCCTTCGGCGGCGCTGCCGGCGTTCTCCTGCAGAAGCCCCGCGCCTATGGCGATGTCTACAACGACCTGGACGGCGACGTGGTGAACTTCTTCCAGGTGCTCCGCGATCAAGATCTCCGCGCCAAGCTGATCGAGGCCTGCGTGCTGACGCCCTATTCCCGCGGCGACTTCGACGAGGCGTGGGAGCCTACCGACGATGTGGTGGAGCGCGCCAGGCGCATCGCCATTCGCGCCCAGATGGGCTTCGGGTCAGCCGGCGCCAGCAAAGGCAAGACAGGATTCCGCATCGACTCGAACCGCGCCTATGGGACCGCCCAGCAGCTGTGGGCAGAGTATCCGGCCGCCCTCTCGGCGGCTGGCCAGCGCATGGCTGGCGTGTTGATCGAGAACCGCCCGGCGATCAAGGTCATGCGCCAGCACGACGGGCCGGATACCCTTCACTTTGTTGATCCGCCCTACCTGCATTCCACCCGTGTCATGGATGCAGGCAAAGCCGGGTACTACCGCCACGAGATGAGCGACGCGGACCACGAGCAGCTTCTGGCAGCCCTACTCGAGCTGGAAGGAATGGTGGTGCTGTCGGGCTATCCGTCCGAGCTGTACACCAAGCACCTGGCGCATTGGCAGCGGCACGACACCGAGGCGCGGATCAGCGCCGGCCGCGGCACCGGGAAGCGCACCGAGTGCGCGTGGCTCAACCCGGCTTGCGTCGCCGCCCTGAACTGCCGGCAGGGCCTATTCGCCGAGGTGGCGCATGGTTGATTTCGAGTTCCGACGCATTGAGCAGGAGGCCACGCATGGATGACCCGACCAAGCCTGTCGCCATTGAGATCCGTGTGGAGGGCAAGACCTATGCCGAGAAGTATTGGCACCACATCCCACGCAAGGGCGACCGAATCATCCTGGCGAACCGGAAAGTGGCTGAGGTGAGCGCCATCTACTGGTCCGATGCCGGTCGCGATTCGATCATCTACGACTGCTGGGTCCAACTGGTGTGCGAAATCGTCGGCGAGGTGGATGCGTGAACCTGGCTATTGAATACCGCCGTATTGAGCAGGAGAGGAAGGAAGCATGAGCCTCCCGTACGAAAACGCCACCAGCGGCAACAACGCGATCAACGACATCCAGAAGATGCTGCGCGGGTTCGGCTGTACGAAGTTCGCCACCGGCGAGGACTACGAGACCGGCGAGCTGTTCATCCAGTTCGAGCACCGCGGCCGCCAGGTGCAGCTCAAGGCCAGCGCCAAGGGGTACGCCGCCGCATGGCTGCGGGAGCATCCGTACGGACCCAGGACGAAGGGCAGTCGCGTCGAGCACGAGGCGCGCGCCCTCAAGATCGGCAGCGTCGCCGTCTACTCGATCCTGCGCGACTGGGTGAAGGGCCAGGTGACGGCCATCGAGATTGGCATGCTCTCGTTTGAGGCGGCTTTCCTTGCCCACCTGATGCTTCCCACCGGCATGTCTGTCATCGAGCACATCAACGAGCAGCACCTCCTGCCTGCACCGGAGAGGGTGCCATGAGCAACCTGTGCCTATCCCGGACGGAGATTGCCGAACTGACCCGGGCCCAGACCAAGGCGCGGCAGCTGGCATTTCTGCGGAAGAATGGGATCCGCCACTACGTTGACGATCACGGGTGGCCGGTCGTCACCCGGGCGGCAGTTGAAGGCGAGCGCGACCAGGTGCAGGCTAAGAAGCCCTGGCGATCAAACTGGGCGGCCTGAATATGGGACGTCGACCAACCCGACCCGAAGCGGTCCCCCGCCTGCGAGTGCGCAAGAAGGGGAAGAAGACCTTCTACTACTACGATCACGGCGGAAAGCCGAGGCGCGAGGAACCGCTTGGCAGCGACTACGGCCTGGCGATCATGAAGTGGGCCGAACTGGAGCGCGAGGGTTCCGAGCGCCCCGCGGAGATCGTGACCTTTCGGTATGTGGCGGATCGCTACCGCGCCGAGGTAATGCCGACGAAGTCGCCGGCGACCCAGAAGGATAACGCTCGCGAACTCAAACAGCTGCTGATCTGCTTTGATGACCCGCCGTGCCCGCTGGAATCCATCGAGCCTCAGCACGTGAAGGACTATCTGCGCAAGCGCGGCCAGAAAGCCAAGGTGCGTGCGAACCGCGAGAAGGCCCTCCTGTCCCATATCTGGAACTGGTGTCGTGAGCAGGGGTATACGGCGCTGGCCAACCCGTGCGCCGGCATCAAGGGTTTCACCGAGACGGGCCGCGACGTTTACGTCGAGGACGACATGTTCAGGGCAGTGTGGGACGAAGGCGCGCAGCCGCTACGCGACGCCATGGATCTGGCCTACCTCACTGGCCAGCGAGTGGCGGACACTCTGAAGATGGACCAGCGCGACGTGCGCGATGGATTCCTTCACGTGTCCCAGGGGAAGACCGGAGCGAAGCGGCGCATTGAGGTGTTGGGCGAACTGGCCGTCCTGCTGGACCGGATCGCTGCCAGAAAGGCGTCCCTGGTCGTGCGCTCCACTCGGCTGGTCATTGGCGAGAACGGCCAACCGCTGACCTACCGCATGCTCCAGGGCGCGTTTTACAAAGCCAGGGAGGCAGCCAACATCGCGCCCAAGGCATTCCAGTTCCGCGACCTACGCGCCAAGGCAGGGACCGACAAGGCGGATTCTGCAGGCGATATCAGGCAGGCGCAGCAGCAGCTGGGGCACACCACGGTGGCTATGACGGAGCACTATGTCCGGCAGCGGAAGGGTGCCAAGGTCACCCCGACGAAATAG